AATGATAGCGCAGGAATTAGAAAAAATATTACCAAATACAGTTAAAAATATGTATGATGGAAAATATAAAGGTATAAATTATATTCAAATAATACCTTATTTAGTTGCTGCTATTCAAGAATTAACAGAAGAAATAAATATATTAAAAAATAAATAAAATAAAAATAAATTAAATTATTATGGCAATACCTCAATCTGGCATAACAACAACTTTAGTAGGTCAAACAATTGGTTTGGGTTCTAATGATGTTGGAACATTATGCAAAAGCACAAAAATAAATCCATGGTCAAGATATAAACCAGGATATTTATATGTAGATTCAAATAATCATATGCAATTTCAATTACCCAGAGGAATGGGATATGCAGACCCTCGAGGATCATATTTAGGTAGAACTGATGAAGGATATAATTTAGGAGATTTTAGGGGTTATAATCATACAGCAACAGCTCCATCAGTGACATCTCCTGGAACAGTTACTGCATATACTAATACTTCATCTGTGGCAAATGTACAATTTATGATAGGAGAAATAGATTGGTTAAAAACAGAAAATAGTTTTCATCCAGCAATGAGTAATTTGCCTACACTCCCTTATGCAATGTTGTTAATGACTAATAGTTCGGGAGTTGTTTTACCAAATATTTATTTTACAACAAACTGGGATGCAACAGGTTCCATTGGAATAGAGGCATCTAATACACCAACATCACCCGTTAGATCAACATTAACATTTTCTTTTCTTTGTACAATGTCTAATTCAACTAAACAAACTGTTAATATTACTTTAAACCCAACAAATTCTAGTACAAGCGGCGGCGCAAATACAAATGGTGATCTTTTGACGGTTACAAATTGTATATTAACAAGTTGTACTCCAGCTTTTGATAATAATTATAATTATATAGCAAATAAAAATGCAGCAAGTTTATCTGGTATTACTCAAAATGGTAGTATATCTATACCACTTCAATTACCTGCACAAAGTTCAACTGGTACTTATACATATTATTTTAAAGTATTTTTATCAAATGATGGATTAAGTTCACTAATAGACATTAATTCATTGGCTGGAGCAACTTCTACTGGCTCAGTGGTATTAAATGTAACTAATCCTCCTGTATCAGCTTCATTTACAATAGTATATTTTTACAAACTTACTTCTACAGATATAAATAATGTAAGTGAACTTGTTGAAACTAATTCAAGTCTAAACTATAATGCTATAGCATATAGTTATAACGCTGGAAGAGATTCAAATACTGCAAATAATACACAATATCAACAATATCTATATGCTGATACATCAATGAGTGCAACTGAAGCGCCTACATCTGCTTATATTGCTGATGGATTATATACACCTCCAGGACTTCCAGATTCTAAAACTTATAATAAAGGAACATCTAATGAATATAAAGTATATACAAGAAGCGTTAGCCAATATTCAGGGGGCAAAGTTGTTGGATTTAATACAGCAACTTGGACAGAATACACATATCAATAAATACTAATTATATAATAACAATTATAATAACTGATATATTTATTTATATCAGTTATTTTTTTTTTAATATGAATGGCTATAAATCAGACATATTTAATACATATTATATAAACACTTAAAAATAATGTAATATATAATGTAATATATAATATATACCAATGTCAATGTTAATAGACTTTCAAATGTTAGGAAGTGCTGGAACTTCTATATTAAGCTATATAGCACTTAGTAAATGGATTATTCCATTTTTTAAAAAAATATTTAGAATTAAAAAAGTTGTTGAATATCAAAATGATAAAGAAGATTTAGAAATTCAAAATACTTCAAGTGATATATACGAAAAGCAAATTATATTTTTTTCAAGTCAAATAGAAATACTTCAAAAACAATTGGATGTTAAACAAAAAGAACTAGATAACTATTCTGCACAATTGGAAAAATTAAGAGAACAAGTTCTTATACTTCAATCTAATATATTTAATAATAATGTTACTATCAATAACTTAAAAAATGTTATATGCTATAATTTAGACTGTAAATATAGAAACAAATTAAATAATATACTAGATAATAATAATATAACAGATAGTAATAATAATAATATATTAAATAAATAATTATATTATGACAAAAGAAGAATTATATAAAATAGCATCAATAACTTATTCAAGTGAAGATAGTTTATTGAAATTAAAGAAAAGAATAGATATATATTTTCCATTATTAAATAAATATATGGCTGAATATGATATAGTTAAAAGATTAAGAGAAAGCGCATTTATATCTCAAATTCTTTACGAAAGTGATTGTCTTTCTTGTACAAAAGAAATATCAAGTGGTGCTGAATATGAAGGTAGGAAAGATTTAGGAAATATAAATAAAGGTGATGGAATTAAATTCAAGGGTCGAGGTTTAATTCAACTTACTGGTAGATATAATTATACCTTGCTTTCAAAAGCATTTAATATTGATTTAATAAATAACTATCAGTTATTAGAGGAACCAGATTTAGCAACAAGAAGTGCGTGTTGGTTTTGGAATATTCACAAACTCAATGATTTAGCAGATAATTTTAGTTTTATAGAAATTACAAAAAAAATAAATGGAGGTTTAAATGGTTATAGAGAAAGATATAAATATTATCAAAAAGCTTTATTAATAATAGAATAATATATAAAATAATATGAATAATAATATAAAAACAATTACAGTAAAACAAGGTGATACTTTTTCTATACCTGTTGTAATTACAATGAATGGTTTAGAAGAAAATAATACAGGATTCACAAGTGAATTGAATGGAAAATATGTAGAATCTGGAAGTACAATAGACTTACATAAAATAATAAATTCTATTGATAATAGTCCTATTGTATTCAACTTTACATCTGAAGAATCAAGTCAATTGATACCAGGTCTTTTATTTTGTGATATTACAGTAAGTAATGAAACTTATAGAAAGACTTCCGATAGATTTCATATAAATATAATACAACCAATATAATAATATTATGGATAATAATATAAATGAAAAAAAGGTATATATAGAATTAATTGATAATATCAATATTGTTATTGAATTAAATGATAATTATATAAATAATTATTATGACAATGAAATAAATAATGGATTAAATAATGAATATTATTATAAATTACGTTATATTTTATATTAATAATAATATATATTAAATTATATTAAATTGAAAATAAATGATGATATTGAACTGATTAAAGGTGATTGTTTAATCGAGATGCAAAACATAAAAGATAAATCTATTGATCTAATACTGTGTGATTTACCTTATCAAATTACTGCCAATAAATGGGATGTAATAATACCATTTGAACCGCTGTGGAAACAATATGAAAGAATAATTAAAGATAATGGTGCTATTGTACTTTTTGGGTGTCAACCTTTTAGTAGTGCTTTAATAATGAGCAATATAAAAATGTTTAGATATGAATTAATATACAACAAATCAAATTCAACAGGTTTTCTGAATGCTAATAAAATGCCTTTACGAAAACACGAAAATATATTAGTATTCTATAAAAAATTACCTACATATAATCCGCAATTTGTAGATAAACCAGCAAAAAACATAAGAAAAATATCTATTACAAATAAAATAAATAGACAAAGTCCTAATTACGGAAAAATGGTTGATGGTAATTTTAGAAAGATACCAATAGATAAAGCATATCCAACTTCAATATTAAGTTTCAACAACGGATATAAAAAAAACATGCATCATCCTACTGCAAAGCCAATTCCATTATTGGAATATTTGATTAAAACATACTCTAATGAAAATGATATAGTATTAGATAATACTATGGGATGTGGAAGTACTGGGGTTGCATGTGTCAATACAAATAGAAAATTCATTGGAATTGAATTAAATGAAGAATACTTTGATATTGCAGTTCAACAAATCAATAATGCTTTATCATTACAATTATCTTAACGCTTTATTGTGGGTGGATTAAAGGGGCTCATTATAACCGTCCGAATGCTTTATCATTACAATTATCTTAACGATTTATTGGGAGCTCCTTATAACCGCCTTAACGCTTAATGTTATATTAATGTTATAATAATAAAATATAATTATTATACTTGTTTAGATCACAATATATTATCAATGTATTATTAAATATATTATTAATATAATATCAAATGTAATATCAAATGTATTATCAAATGTATTGTCAAGTTATTATTAATGTATTATCAATATAATATAATATCAGCGTACTATCAAATATAATAAAATATAAAATACCACCCCTTTATTCCACGAAACACCTCCTTAACACTTCCTTAACACTTCCTTATCACTTTGTTAGTTAAGGGGTTTTTTTTGTTTATATATTAATTTATATATAATATCTTATATATCATATCTTATATATCATAACTTATATATCACAACTTACATATCATATATTATATATCATATCTTATATTATAATTAGATATTTATATTTATATATATTATTGATTATATGATAGTTATATTAATAACACATTATATAATTGATATTATATTATATAATATATTAATATGTAGATAGTTATATTAATAATTTATTTTATATTTCATTTCAATACATAATAAATTAATATATAGATTGTTATATAATTAATTGATTATCATTGGGTTTGGGTGGCTGTCTTTGGTTCAAGAAGAAATTAGAAAAAGGCAGGGGGGTGCATAAAAATTTGAAGGTCAGGCAGTTAAACCTCACCCCCTCTCTTCTTTGTACGATTTGTTACTTTCAAAGTTTCCATTTTTTGATAAATAGTTGAAATAAAGCACATTAGTAATATGCCATAAATAACAATAAATAAGCATAAAAATACAAAAACAGAAAATGTAATAAAAAAAGGAATTATATTTATATATATCTATATATCAATCTATTATAAAAGGTGGTTATTTATAAAAGCCATTTAAACTGCTTATAAAGATACCATCTGTTTATAATAACTGTGGATTAAAATATATATATTTGCAAACAAAAATATCATATCTAAAACAGTTAATTATGAAACATAGAATTGCTTTTTACTTGCGAAATTCAACAGAATCACAAGATTATCAATATCAATTAGATTCATTAAATGATTCACTCAAAAGTAGAAATGATGTTGAATTAGTCAAAGTATTTCATGAGAAAATAAGTGGTTTTAAATCAGAAGAAGAACGTCCTGAAATGCGAAAATTAATGGACGCTGTAGAAAATAAATTGGTTGACGAGATTTGGGTCAACGAATTTACTAGACTTTCACGATCAGCTTTGGGACTAATGAAAATAGTTCGCTTTTGTGCAGAACGAGGCGTTAATATATATTTCAAAAACCAGAATATCAACTCATTAGAGGGTGGAGAGCTTAACTTTATATTAAATATGTTGTTAACTATCTTGTCTCAATTTGCTGAAATGGACGCTAAAAACATGAAAGACAAGCTAATACAAGGAAAGGCAACAAAAGTAAAATTTGGGAATTATGTTGGCGGTGTCCTTCCATTAGGTTATACGTATGTCAACGATGTTGAGAAAAAAACTAAACAGATAGTCATTGATGAAAATGAGAAAAAAATTGTTCAATATATTTTTAAGTCATTTGTTGAGGATGAAAAATCATTAAGGAGAATTTGTATAGATTTAAATAACAATAAAGATATTTTTTCTACAAAAACAAAAACTATTTGGTATCCTCAAACAATAAGTTTCATTTTAAAAAACTCATGGTATTATGGATTTCGTCAATATAAAAATGAGATAATTAATCTGGATAAAAATCTTATTTTCATTTCAAAAGACCAATATGAGAAGGCTCAGCAACTATTAAATACAAATAAAACAAAGTTTACACCTAGAAAATTTAATTACATATTAAATGAAAAATTATTTTGTCACTGCGGTAACAAAATGATTCCAAGAAGTAAGAATACAAACACACACATATATATGTGTAAAAAAAATGTGAATTATCTATTTGGTCAAAATAATAAATGTGATTCAAAAAATATTGAAATTGAAAAAATTGAGAATGCTATCTGGATACTAGTAAAAAATAAAATATTTGATTTTAGAATAGAAATAGAAAAAAAAATTGATATAAAAGAAAATGTGAATAAAAAAATAGAAGAAAATAATATTGAAATACAGAATATTAAAAATAAGATAATCAAAGAGTTAAATAATAAAAGAGAAAGAATAATAAACTCTTATCAGTTATTTGGCGGTGATATAGAATCAATAAAAAAGAAAATTGCGATAATTGATAGCGATATAAAAATTCAAAATAAAATAATTTCAGACAAAGAAAGCGAGAATAAAAGATATTTAATTTCATTAAAAAATATAGATATAGATATTGCAAGTGAGATTGATAGGAACATTGAAATTATAGAGAATGATAGAAATTTAGTTAAACATTATATAAATATATTAATCAAAAAAATAACGATTTTACAATCTAATTACAGATTTATAAATATAATAAAAGTGGATTGGAATAAGGATATAAATAATAACAGTATTACTTATTTGTTTTATAATTCAAGAGTTAAAATAATGAAAAAAATATTTTATATACAATCATATTTTAATGATATAAATATATCATATGATAGTGATAATAAAGTATTTATATTTGAATATGGTAATGAAAAAATATCTAATACTATAGATGAAATTACTAAATTATTCAATGATAATAAAGCTGATTTTATTACTTATCATCCATTTACTGAAACACAAAAACATATTGCAATAGGAACAATACCTTTTGATATTATAATATCATTTTCTAATTAATTTCAAGTATTAATACAATAAAAAATGACTACCTACATAAATAGATAGTCATTTTTTTTTATTATGTTATGTTGTTTCTTCATTATTATGTTCAAATTTAATTTCATCCATTGAGATGAATGTTAAACTTTCTGGTTTTTTTAGCTTTAAATAATTATTTATTTCACCTAAAAATGTCATTTTTAGACTATTATATACTTCATCAACATTTAAATCATCCTTATGACGATATTTTTTAAGAAATCTAAGAATTATGGTGTGTAAAATGTCAATTTGTTCAATATCACGAACTCCAGATTTGTTTTCGCAGCGAATAATAATGTTTTTTTTACATAAAGCTGCTAATTCATTATATTTCAATGTTATAATATCATTTATATTCATTTTATTTTTTGTTTTTATCGTCGTTATTATTATCTGGATCATCTATTATATGTGAGTTATGTCTTTTTTGGTGGCAAGTTTTACAAAGACTAACTAAATTTTCAAAGTCAAAAAATAAATACTGTCTGACTTCTTCATTATCACTACTCATAAATGAAATATTGTGGTGTACATCAGTTGCAAGTGTAACTATATTATCCTTCAAACAATCCTCGCATAGTGGTGACTGTCTCAATTTTTCAGCCCTGAGGCGGTGCCATCGGCTAGTGTTGTAATACTTTTGTCTTTCTACTCGCTTTTCTGAGTTTTCAGTATGTCTTTTTGCTTTTGGGAGTTTGGGAATAGTAGGCATTTTATTTAGATTTATATTTTTTATTATTATTATTTTTATTATCAATCAATTGATATAATCGTTCTTCATTTCTTATTAAAAAATCGGATACTATTGTTCTTATTAATAAAGAGTAAGATACATTAAGAGAATCTTTTATTTCTGAAAGCTGTAAAAGTGTGTTTTGAGAAAATCTAACTGTAATTTTTTCTTTTTCTTGCATAATTTGTATTTTATAGTATTATTATTTATTTTATTAATATATATTTATTTAAATCCTTTTTGAATTCGTAATATTTGCCTAATTCTCTAGGTATCAAAATTCTATTTTCGTAATAAGTATATTTATTTCCTAAGGACTTTATTTTTATTCTCATATTTTCTTTATATTCTAGCATGTACTCATTTTCTTTTATATCTTTTATATTGCAAATCCATACTTTTTCTTTTGAATTTTCTAAAAAGTTGATATAAAGTGATATAGTATAATCTTTTGAATATTCATTCTCCCATAATTTTCTATATTTGTCTTCTTCTATTAGAATTGAAGGGTATTGATCATATGATATTGATCTTATTTTGCTTTCAATTATTCCTTTTTTAATACTTTTATCTTCATAATAAAAATTTTCAAACAAAAAATCTATCTCGCTAAATCTTTCTAATTCAATTATTTTGTTATAAGAATTGATAAACATTTTATTGAATAAAAATTTAATATATTCTTTGTTCATTTGTTCCATTTTATCCGAATAATTAATTGATTTTTCATCCCAAACAGTTGGTTTAGTTGCTGTTACTGTTATATTCATGTTGTATTTTTTTTATTTTGAATTATTTATTAATTTAATTTGTGATTTTATTTGATTAATTTTAAAACTAATGCATGATAACAATTTATAACTGATAATATTTCAATTATATATAAATAAAAGAAAATATTTAATGCTATTGAAAGAAATAATAATAATTTTATATTTATTTTATTATATATTTTATCTTTTATATTCATAATTCTATTTATTATTATTCTTTCCATTAATTTTAATTTTTCTGTTGTTTTCATAGTTCTTTTAATTTTATTTTTATTATTATTATTTATATTGAAATTATTATTTCCTATTTCTATATATAAATATCACAATAATTCCAAAAATACTAAAAAATGTTAAATATATTTAAATTATTTTTTATAATAATATATATAACATTGATATACAATGCATTATAAAATCAATATTATAAAATATTTTTTTATATATTTTGATTTATTAAAATAATATAGTATATTTTATGTGATAAATAAATAGATAAATGATATGTTCCAATCATAATTGCCTCATAAATGCATAAATTGAATAATGATAATAGAATAATAATAATATAATAAGCATTAATATTTGAGGCAATTATGATTTTTATAAATTATATGTTGTATAACATAAAAAAAAATATATACTTTTTGAAATAACATAATATTTATATAAATAAAGGGAGGATTTTGCAAGATCTTTTGAAACAAGTTTTTTTGGTATTTCCTTGATTTCATTAATCCCTTTATTTTTTTTAATAAAAAAATATCGAATAAAAGCAATAAAATACCAAAAATGAACACAATTAACTACTTTGAGAGCGTTACAAAGCCTACAATTTCACAAAATATTGAAGTAGAAGATTATCTTCAACTCATAAAAAATTCACCTTACAGCGAACTTATTGAACAAATAAGAAGAAAAGAATTAGATAAAAAGACTGTAAAACAAACACTGCCTGCGGTAACATGGAATTTTCAATTCCACAAATACAAAAAAGATTCAAATATCATCAAACCAACTGGTTATCTATATTATGATATTGATAATCATGATAATTTATTTAATATCAATTTATTAAATAAAGATTTTGTATATTGTTATTATAAAAGTGTTGGAGGTAATGGATATGCAATTATAGTTCGAGTTAATAATATTAATATAGATAATTTTGAAAATAGTTATTATGAAATAGCTAAAATATTAAATATCAATGAATTTATCGATAAAAATGCAGCAAAAAAAAGTCAATTTAATATTATATCTTATGATCCAAACATTTATATAAATAGTAATAGTTATATTTTTGATGCTAATAATATTATTAATATTGAAATAAATAATGATATTGAGATAAATAATAATATTAATAATGAAATAAATAATAATAATATTTCAATAGAATATTCTAATAATAATTTTATTAAATTAAAATATAAAGTTGAATTAGATAATTATAATAATGAAGAATGCATTTATATTGCAGAAGGAAAATTATATTATGAATGTTTTATACCTTTTGATAATAAGAAAATTAGAGAAATAAAAGAAGGAAATAGAGAATTAATATACTCATCATATATAAACAATCTTATATTATTAAATCCTCAAGTTGATAGAAAACAATTATATTTTGTTTTATCTAATCTTCAAAATAAATATTCTATTAATAAATTAAATGATAAGGAGTTATATAATATAATAGATTATAAATTGAAGAATAAAGACAATCTTAAACCAATAAATTCACGAATGAAAAAATATTGGGTTAATCCAAAATCCAATAATAAATATAATGCATATCATAATAAAAGAGGAGAAAATACTAAAATAAAATTACATGAATTTTTTGGAGATATTATATATAATATAAATTCAAAAATAACATATAAGACAATATCAGAATATACTGGATTATCTGTAAGAACTATAAACAATATAATAGAAGATGAAATGAAAAATATGATAGAAGAACATAATAATAAATTTGATAATCAATTTGATAATCAATCATTTATTTTAATATCTAATTTTATATATAATGAAATGAATAATATAGATAAAAAAATAACTAATAAATATATAGCTAATTATTTGAATTTATCAGAAAAAACAATTAATAGAAATTTAGATGATAATATGAAGAATATAATAAAACAACATAATAATAATATTAAGTTAGATAAAAAATTGAATAACAATATATTCAATAAATCTTTTTCTAATAATAATATTGATAATAATATTAATAATAAAAAAAAGGACATTGAGAGTGCAATAACAATAACTATAAAGACCAATACATTAGAGTAAATGCACTTTAAATGTCCTTTTTTTATAAAATGATATAAATATAAAATAACATAATATAATAAAAAAGGACTTCATGTCCTTTTTTTTATATATAATAATTTATTTTATAACCATATTTAATAACACATTATATAATATATTATTATATTTAATAACCTATTTAATAATATATTTCAATTTAAATAAAAATAATAATATAAAAAAAAGGACATCGAAGTATCTTATCTATAACTATAGAAAAACAATACATTAGAGTAAAGATACTTTTATGTCCTTTTTTTATAAAATATAATACTAATAATAAAATACTATATATTTTTATTTAATAATCTATTTCAATTTAAATAAATCATTATATAATAAAATACAATATAAAAAAGTATCATCGATAGTATCTTAACAATAACTATATATATATATAAAAAAAGAAGAACAATACATTAGAGACAAGATACTTTAAATGATACTTTTTTTTTAAGAAGATATAAATATAAAATAATGATATTAAATAAAGATATTATATATAAAAATATGTTATTAAATAAGATTATAAAATTAGGTTATTAATATAATCCAATAAAAACATTCAAAATAGTCATTTTAATGCGATTTAAGGCAATATAATAAGAAATTAATATAAAGATATTACTCATATAATTTTATGAGCTTATAGAGCCTTAAAATAAGTATAACAAAATATATTTAACAAAACAATATAATAATATGATAATATAAAAAAAAGGACATCGATAGTGCAATAACAATAACTATATAGAAAAAAAAAAATAATACATTAGAGTAAATGCACTTTAAATGTCCTTTTTTTGAAGATATAAATATAATAATATATTATATAAAGAATGTTATATTATATAAAGAATGTTATATAATAATTCAATATATAATAAAAAAAAATGATATAAAAAAAAGGTTATAAAATAGTGTTATTAAATAACGATATTAATATAATCCAATAAAATATCCAAAATAATCATTTTAAGGCGATTTAAGACAGTATAATAGAAAAGTAGTATAAAGTTACCACTCATATAATTTTATGAGCTTATAGAGCCTTAAATTAAGTATTATAAAATATATTATATAAAAATAAATTTCTATATAATATATACTTTTTAAAATATAATGATATTTATATATAGAAATAATAATTAAAATAAATGTAAACATTATGGATAAATTAAAAACATATTATCAAAATAAAATATTATTATTATACAAAGTAATTGAAGTAATAAAATATAGATGGAAAGCAGAATCACCTGAATTTTTCAAGAAAATAAAGAAATTATCAATTAAAATAGGTGGTTCAGCATCTGCGGTTGTTATAATAAATTCAACAACTCAACTAAATTTAAATATAAATTTAATTACGGCGTTAAGTTATCTTATTGCAATTTGTGCAGCTATTGCTGGAACATCTCAATTAACGGTTAAATCAAATACATAAAAAAAAATATATGTATTTATTAACCATTTTAAGGCGATTTTAGGCAATATAATAAGAAGGTAATATCAAAGTATTACTATTAAAAATAAATACATTATATAGCCTAATAACTATAAATCAGACAATATTAATACATAATATATCAAAAACAATATACATATGAAATACAAAATTAATACAGAAAATGAAATTGAATGTCAAAATTTTATGAAGACTGTTTTGAAAAGTCTTAAAACATATGATGAAACATGGAATGCTGCATTGTATATGTTAGAAGAAAACTATAATACTTTTGTAATGTGTTCAAAAATTATTAAGAAAGAGGGTTTAACAGTAAAGGATCGATTTGGAGTAATACAGAAACATCCTCTTTTAAAAGTTCAGACTGATGCACAAATACAAGCAGTTAAATTATTGATTCAATTTGGATTAACTCTGAAAAGTAGTTCAGAAATGAATGCTGATTCTGTTATTGATGATAGTCCTTTAGCGCAATTTTTAACAAAAAGTAATTCAATAGAAAAAAGATTAACTAAAAATATGATTAATGATTAATAATTAATGATTAATAATTAATATGATTAGTAATTATGATGAATATGCATATAATGTTCTGAATGGTAATGTAATAGCTGGAAACTCAATTAAATTAGCTGCACAAAGATATTTGGAACTAAAATCAAGGGATGATTTATATTTTGATGAAAATAAAGTGCAAAATGTAATTAGATTTATATCAAACATAAGGCATTATATTGGAAGACATGCAAATGAAAATTTTGTTTTAGAACCTTGGGAAAAATTTATAATTGCTCATGTGTTTGGTATTCACAGTGTTAAAACAAAAAAAAGATTAACAAGAAATGTATTCATTGAAATAGCAAGAAAAAGCGGAAAATCATCTTTTGCATCTGCCATAGCATTGTATCTTTTAATTGCAGATGGAGAACAATCACCTGAGGTTGTTTTTGCAGCAAACTCTCGTGAACAGGCTAGAATTTTACTTGAAATTACTTCAAATTTTGCAAAGTCTATTGATCCTAAGGGAAAAATAATTAAAATATTACGAAATGATATAAAAGTTGATGCAAACAAAGGACATGCCAAAATTGTAGCAGCTGATACCTCTAAATTGGATGGTCTAAACCTAAGTAGTTTTATAATTGATGAGTATCACGAAGCAAAGGATACAAAAATGATTGATGTTTTAACATCTTCACAGGGTATGCGTGAAGAACCGTTGGGAATGATTATTACTACTGCTGGTTTTAATCAACTTTCTCCATGCAAAAAGTTGTATGATACATCAAAAGAAATTTTACAGGGTGTAAAAAATGATGATTCATATGCTATTTTTATATTTGAAATGGACGAAGATGATTCATGGGATGATGAAACAAAATGGATAAAGGCTAATCCAAACATCGGTGTTACTACAACCAAAGAATATATAAAAAGAGAGGTAATTAACGCAAAAAATAATAGTTCTGCTGATGTAAATGTAAAAACAAAATTGTTAAATATTTGGTGTTCTAGTTATGAAAATTGGATTTCCAATAAATTAATATTAGACAGTACAAAAAATGTTGATTTAGAACAATATAGAGGACAACCATGTTATGTTGGTGTTGATTTAAGTGCCGTATCAGACTTAACGGCAGTTAGCGTTCTTATTTATGATTCTACAATGGATAAATATATATTTACTACTAAATATTATTTACATTATACAGCTTTGGCTGAACATGAACAAAAGGAATTATATAAGAAATGGCATTTTGAAAAACAAATTATATTAACTAGTGGAAATGCTGTGGATTACGATTATATTTTAGCCGATATATTGAAAATTAATAAAATATGTCCAATATATGCAGTTTTTTATGACACTTATAACGCTACTCAGTTTGCAATTAATGCAACGGAACAAGGTTTAAATATGCAACCATTTTCTCAGTCATTGGCAAATTTCAATAGACCAACAAAAGAATTTGAGAGATTGCTGAGATCTGGTAAAGTAATAATTGATAATAACGAAATAACTAGATTTTGTTTTTCAAATGTTGTTCTAAAATATGATCATAATGATAACGTTAAACCAACAAAAATGTCAAACAAAAATAAAATAGATGGAGTTATTTCAATGTTAACGGCTTTGGGAGGCTATTTACAAATTCCTAAATATGATACATCAATATATACATTTTGAAAAAAAATCTGACATTATTAATACATTATAATTAAATACAATATACATATGAAATTATTTAGAACAAAAAATAAAGATGTTAATATTGAAAAAACAACTGTAAATAACCAAAATACAGAAAATACAGAAGAAAGAAGTGTTGGCTTGTTATCTGGTGCATTAAATTTTTCTAGTGTTTCAAGTTTTCAAGCAAATTCAGCAATGAAATTAAGTGCTGTATATAGTGCTGTAAATCAAATTAGTAACGCAGTTGCTATTTTACCCTTATACATATATAAGAGTGATACACAAGGTTATAAAAATATTTTTTATGAACATTATGCCTTTAATATTTTAAATAAACAACCTAGTTCAAATCTCTCTAGATTTAATTTTTTTAAATTATTAGTTAGTAGCATAATGTTAAAAGGTAACGGATATGCTTATATTCAAAGAAATTCAAAAGGACAAGTTGTTTCTTTACGATATTTAGCAAGTGAATTGGTAACTGTTACTTATGATTATCAAACAGATAAAGTTCTTTATATTGTAGCTGGAGCTGGTGAGGATCAGATAATTAGTTCTGAAAATATGTTGCATTTTTGGATGTATAGCATTGATGGAGTTCGTGGTATCTCAATTATTCAACACGCAATTGATACATTAAGTTTATCAAAAGACAGTGAACATTATGCAAATAATTTTTATAAATCTGGAGCAAGTTTATCAGGTATTCTAAAATCTTCTGCGATTCTTACTGAAACACAAAAAGAACAAATTAGGAATAGTTGGAGACAAGCATTTGAAAATGGTTCAAATTCTGGTGGAATTGCGATTATTCCTGGTGGTCTTGATTATCAACCTATTTCTATTAATGCAAAAGATGCACAATTATTAGAAAGTAGAGAATTTTCAAATACTGAAATTGCTCGGTTTTTTAATATATCACCAGTGAAATTATTTGACTTGAAAAATTCTTCATATAGTACACTTGAACAAACACAGTTGGAATTTTTAAGCGATACAGTTCAACCATATTTAACTTTAATTGAACAAGAAATAAACAGAAAATTATGGTTGCCATCCGAAAATAATATTAGTGCAAATTTTGATGTTAGTCAGTTTTTAAATACAGATAAACAATCAATGGCAGAATATTATACTAAACTTGAAACTAATGGCATTTTAACACCAAATGAAGTTCGTAAGGCTCTATCATATAGTGAATTAGAAAATGGTGATGATCTTATGATACAACTTAATATGACAACGTTAAAAAATATTGTAAATGGTATTTTACCATCTCAATCTGCTACACCTAGTGAAATTAAACCTGTAAATAATGTTAATTAAAATTAAATTATAAAATAATAAATATCGGACAAATTAGATACATATATAATTAAAGGCTAAAAAAATATATTTATGGAACAAGAAATAAGAAAATTAGAAAATGAAATTTCAATTGCAAGCGGTAGTACAAGAAATGTCGAAGGTTATGCACTGTTATTTAATTCTTTATCTACAGATTTAGGTGGTTTTATTGAAAAAATTGATTCCAACGCACTTGATGGTGTAATTGAAAAATCGGATGTATTTGCAACGCTCGATCATAACAAAGAAAAGGGAGTGTTGGCTCGTTCAAAATTTGGAAAAGGAACATTACAACTTACCGTTGATGAAAGAGGATTGAAATATAATTTTGAAGCACCTCAAACCGCAGTAGGTGATGAAACAATAGAAATGATCAAAAGAGGTGATATTACAGCAAGTTCTTTTGCCTTTACCGTTGCTGGAGATGATTGGCAATTACAACCAGATGGTTCTTATGTTCGTACCATTTTACAAATTGACAAATTATATGATGTTTCACCAGTATTTCAACCTGCCTATGAGCAAACCTCTGTAAATTTGAAGCGATTTGCTGAAATTCAAGAAGAAAATAAAAAAATATTAGAAGAACAAAGGCAAAAAGAATTAGAAGAATATTATAATGAATTAGAAAAAGAAATTCAATAAAAAAATATAATTATATAAAAATAAAATTATGGAAGAACAAAGTATATTGAAGTTGATTGATGAAAAAAATCAACTATCTGAAAAACAAAAAAATATGATTGAAAAAGGAAAAACAGAAAAAAGAAAATTAGATGAAACAGAAAAAAAAGAATTTGACGAAATTAATATTAGAAAAAAAGAAATTGATGATGAAATAAAAAAAATAGAAGAAGAAAATAAAAGGTTAATTAATAATAATAAAACAATTAAAACAGAAAAAAGAATGGAAAAATTTAGTTTAATCAAAACAATAAATGATGTAGCTAATAATCGCTCATTAAATGAAGTTTCACTTGAAATAATAAATCGTGGAAAAGAACAAATGATACAAGCAGGTTTAAGTGCTTCGGGTCAAATACAATTACCTGTAAATCAACGTTCAATCAGTGCAACTGGAGTTGGACAAGGTGCAGAAGTAGTTGATCTTGATGTTCTCAATATTTTAGCTCCTTTATATGCCAATCTGACACTTTCAGCAGCAGGTGCTCAAACACTTAACGGCTTATCTGGAAACATTCAGATCCCTTTATATTCAGGCTCAAATGTTGCATGGGAATCCGAAAATATAGAAGCAATAGATGGAGGTGGTGTATTTAGTAAAGTAATGTTGAATCCTCATAGATTGACAGCAATTTTGGATGTTAGCAAACAATTCTTAGCACAACAAACCGTTGACGCTGAAGCACTTTTAACTCGTGATATTTTAATGGCTATCAGTGAAAAACTCGAAGCAACGGTTTTGGGAAATGCATCTGGAGCAAACCAACCACAAGGATTTTTTGCAAATAGTTCTAATTATATATCAATACCAGCTAGTGGTTTAAGTTATTCAAATATTGTTGCACTTGAAGCACAATTGGAAAGCAAAAATGTAAAAAATTATTCTTTTATTGTACATCCAAAGACAAAAGCATTGCTGAAATCTACTGCTAAGAATTTGGCTCAAATGATCTTTGAAGATGATATGATAGATGGAGTAAAAACATTCACTACTGCAAATGTATATCAAAATGGTTTAATTTTGGGTGATTTTAGCGACTTTGTTATTGGACAATGGTCTTCTGTGGATATAACGGTTGATCCATACAGTCAAGCAAATGTTGGCAATGTAAGGCTTGTTGTTAATGCTTATTTTGACGCAAAAGCTCGTCGTGATTCATTTGTTGCTGCTGTAATAGCTTAATAATAAATATATTAATATTAGAATTAACATGAAATATTTGACACTAAAGCAAATAAAAGATCAACTTAATATTGATCAAAATTTTGTTGATGAGGATGATTTTCTAAATCAACTGGGTGATGTTGCTGAGGAAGTTGTAGAACTTCATGTTAATTCTAATTTAGATGATATAATTGCTGATAATAAAGGTGTGTTACCTAAACCTTTAATGCAGGCAATGTTGTTAATGGTTGGTAATTTGTACAATAATCGTGAAGTGGTAAGTTTTTCAACTAAAACATTAGCAATACCATACAATTTTGAATATTTGGTAGATTTTTATAAAAACTATAATAATTAAATTATATGTTAACAATTGGAACAATGAAATATTATTTGAATTTTTTTGAAATTGTATCACAACAAAGTTCTTCTGGTGCAATTACAAAAGTAAAAAATAATATATTTAATTGTAAAGCAGCAAAAATAAGTGAAAAGGGAGGTTTCAAAGTTGAAGCAAAGGAAATATTTCACGAAAATTATTTAGAATTTAAAATACGATATAATAAATTATTTAATGATAATTTAATAGTTAATTATAATAACACCGAATATAGAATCATATCATCTGAAAACAATAAATTTGATAATACTATTTCAATTACGATTCAAAAAATTAATACATAAAATGGAATTACAAATTAGCATTATTGATTTAGAAAGAGTATATCGTTCAATTGAAAATTTAAATAGTTTTCAAAAAGACAAAGCAGTTCAAACTGGTTTAAGGTACGCTGGGGCTTTATTTATACGAAAAGGACGTGCTAATTTGAAAGAAAGAATGAAAAATAGAAGCGGTGTAACAGGAAATTTATTAAGATCATTTAGAAATAAATTAAAGCACCAAAAGTTAGGAGTCTTGGCTGGATTTAACTCAAAAGGTTCACATGCACACTTAGTTGATAGAGGAACACAAGAAAGAACAACCAAAAAAGGATACAATAGAGGCAAGGTAGAAGGTAATAGATTCTGGACTGATTCAATAGAAAACAATAAAAATGAAGCAATCGAAAATATATTTACAGGAATTGAAAGAGCAATAACAAGAATACTTAATAGATAATAATTATGACAATTATAAATGGATTCTCAAAGTTTTCTATTACAACCGATATAAGAAATTTATTGTTACAAAATGAAGAATTAGCATCATTGGTTGGAACAAATATATTTCCAGTCATAGCACCCGAGGAAACAAATGGAGATTTTATAATATATTATAGAGATCAATATTCAAAGGAATATGCAGGTGATATAATAACTTTAGAAGCATGTAAAATATTTTTTGCTATTGTAAGTGAAGACTACGATAGGTCAATTCAAATAACAGAATTAGTAAATAAAATTATAGAAGGAACACATTATAATACAGATAATTATATGTATAAATGCTTATTAAAAGATAGTACAGAAGACTATCAAGATAAAAAATATATTCAAATATTATTATTTGAAGTAATATAAAAATAAATATAATAAATAATAAAACAATTAAAATAATAGAAAAATGGGATACAACGTAAATACAGATTTAATTTTAGGTAATAGTTTAATGTTATATGTTAATAATGAACCTATTGCCTTTGCAAAGACTCTTGATTTAACAGTAACTGGGGCTGAAATTGACACCACAAATAAAATGAGCGGTCGATTCAAAGCAAGCATTGGTGGTATGCTTTCTTATACTATATCATCAGACTTTTTGTACACTCCAGCAAGCGGTGATACATCTTATAATACATTGTTAGGTATTATGTTAGCTGGACAATCACTTAATTTTGTGGTTGGAACAACTACGGATTCAACCGCATTTTCAATGACAAAAGGTTTATATTCAGGAACTGCTAACATAACGAGTTTATCATTGAAGGCTGAAGATAATCAAATAGTTACATGTTCTATTAGCCTACAAGGTAGTGGAGAACTTGTACAAGTTACCACTTAATAATAAAAATAATAACATTTAAAATAGAAAAGGTTGATATATTGATTTATATCAATCTTTTTTTTTATATATTTCATCTGACATAAAAAGTACATATATAATATATAATAGAAATTAAAAAATAAAAATATAAATTTATATACTATGAATATAAAATTAAATATAAAAAGCATGATAAAATATGAATTGTTAACTAAAAAAAGTTACAATAATATTGATTATAATGATGTAGATGATGTTATGAATTTATTATATTGTATTGTTGTAAGTAATAACGATATAATAATGTTATATGAAGAATTTTATGATATAATGAAAAATGGTGATAAATTATCCAAAGAAATAACTGATAAATTTTTAAAATTATTATCATATACAAATCAATTTGTAACCAATGTAAATGAAATTAAAGATAATAAAAATGAAGAAAATAAAGAAATTATATATATAAAAGATATAGCATCTTATTTAGTTGTATATTTAAAAATGGATGTTAATTATGTTATGAATGAATTAAAAATTGAAGAATTACATCTTTATATTGATGCATATAATAAAAAAAGAAAAGAAGAATTAGAAGAAGAAAGATTATTTGCGTATTTAACTATGTTACCGCATATTGATACAAAAAAATTTGATAGTCCAAAAAAAATTTATCCATTCTTTTGGGAACTTGAAGAAGAAAGTGAAGAAATTAAAAAAACAGATGAAGAAATCAAAAATAATTTTAATGAAATAATGAAAAATTCCAAAGAATTAATAGATAGAATAAATAATACAAATAATAAAATACAATAATTATGGCTAATTTAAGTTTCGCAGTTGCTGTAAATCTTTTAACAGAAAAATTTCAAAGTGGTAAAAACAAATTGCTGAGTAGTTTTAATGAAATTAAAATGAAAGGTATGGAGTTGGCTAGTATATTTGGTATAGGACTGGGATTTAGTGCTCTAGTTGAAAAAATGATAGAAGTAACAAAAGAATCATCAGCTGCAAATCAGGTACTTAAAAATGTAAGTAATACTAGTGCTGAACTTGTTGAAAGTCAACGATTTTTAATTGATACTGCAAATAAATACGGTCTTTCTGTGAATGATTTAACAATGAAGTATGCACGCTTTTCACAGGCAGCCAAAGGAAGCAATATGAGCATGAAGGATCAACAAACTGTATTTTCAGGTTTTGCAAGTCAAGTCACAAAAATGGGTGGTAGCACTGAAATGTTGGATGCTACATTTGAGAGCCTGACAAAAATGATGACGATGGGTACAATTTCGGGTCGAAATTTTCAAAAACTAATAAATCAAATACCTGGAGCTACTAATATTTTTGCCAAAGCCTTAGGAATGACAAACTCACAATTTGCCACAATGTTAAAAAGTGGAAAAGCAGTAGCAAGTGATGTTTTAGTGAAGGTTGGAAAATATTTAAATGAAATTAATAAAGGAGTTGAAACTAATACGCTAGAAGGCTCTATAAATAGACTTCAAAATGCCTTTGACGAATTGACTAAAAGCTCAAATTTTGAGGAATTTTATAAAAGTATAATTGATGGAGCAACTAATGTTGTTAATTTTATTAAAGAACATATCCAAGAAGTAGGTAATTTTATAGTTTCAGTAATAATTAGCGTAATAATTTCAAAAGGAATTAATAGACTTCGTGAATCCTATAACTCATTATTAAGATTAGCTAAAATAAATTATAAAGAACAAGGAGAAGCTGCCATTTTATCTTTTAACGAACAGGCATCAGCAGCTGAAAAAGCAGCAACAAAAATGAAATTAGCTTTTATTGCTGTTAAAAATTCTATTCGTGAAATGATGTCTTCTTTTTTACCTATGTTGATTATCAGCGGTATAGTTGAAATAGTCAGTCATGTGATTGAATGGAATAAAAGACAAAAAGAAATTAATAATACTTTTTCTGATTATTTAAAGGAAGAAAAAAATATAAAAAATAATGTTGATAATAGTGGTGAAATATTGACTTTGAAAGCAGAATTGTCAATAATGAATGATAAAAAAAGCACAATAGATGAAACAAAGGAAGCACGTAAAAAAATATTAGAAATATTGGGAATTGAAAAAAAATATGAAGGCGATATTAATCAATTAGTTGCAGATAGAATTAAATTATTAGAAGCAACAGCAACGCAAGATTTTTATATTAATAGAATTGTACAAAAAAATGCTGAAATTAATGATATAGGTGCTAAATACCATTTAAGTAGTGATACAATGAAAAATCTTGCAGAGACAAGAAAAAAAGAAGGATTTAGTCTAAATTTTCAAACTGAATTAGTTAAAACATTTAATGGAAAAACTCTCCTTGACGTACCCAGTTCTATTGACCAAGATTTAAGTGCGGTATATGCAGATATGCAAGTTATTAATGATGCACAATTCAAGGTTAACGATGCTGCTAAAAATGTCAATAAATTGACACCCAAAGAACCAATTAATTTAGAAGGTGGTGATGGCAATAGTGAAAAACCTAAATCTGAAAGACAAAAGTTAGAAGAAGAATATTATAAAAAATTAATAGAATTAAAAAATCAATTAGAAAATAAAGTTATTACTCAACAAGAATTTAATAAACTATCTTATGAATTACGAGATAGTAGTTATAAAAAAGGGGCTGCTATTGAATCAAAAGAAAAATTAGAACATGATCCATTCCTTCAAGGAATTAAAAAATCCCTAAATCCAGAGGATCATATAAAAGAAATTTATACTGATGAAGCAGCAAAATTAAAGGAACAGCTTGATAAAGGGATAATTAGACAAGATGAATATAACTCTTCAATGAAAGAATTAACTGAAGAAACTATAAAAAGTTTAATAAGTACTGGAAATATTAATTTAGCAAATGATGAATTATTTAAGAAATTAAGAGAACAAAGCGATAATTTCGATTATACACAACATACAGATGAGTTTAATAAAAATATTAATTTACTTAATAAAGAATTTGAACATGGTATTATCAATCAATATGAATTAAATGATAGTACATTAAGTTTAATAGATTCACAAATAAAAAATTTGTTAAGTTTAGATAAACTTACGGATGAACAAAAAGAAACATTGGAAAGATTAAAAGGACAAAGAGATAATATATTGAAAACTGAATATTCAATTTCAAGCATAAAAGAAACCCCTATTGATCACACATTTGATTATAAAAAAACTAATACAGAAAAAATACAAGATAAAATTGATAATGATAAATCAGATATTGAATCAGCAAGTGGTAAATTTAAAGATGTAGATATTCAAGAAGAAATTAGAAAAGCAGATGAAAATGGAACACTAGATGAATTAAAAGAAAAATTTCATCATAAGGCTGATGATCTAATTGATTATCTTAACAAAAAAATGAAAGAAGTTGATAGTCTTGATAAAGCTCTTAAAATTGAAGAAGTAAAGCAAGATATTAAAGATATGCAAAATCAGTTGAATGAAAACTTATACGAAGGAATAAAAAATGTTGCAGGTGGTGCAAAAAATCTTTACGAATCATTTAATAATGTTAAAAATGTTATAAATGATATTCATACAAATGAATTTCAAAAATTTTTGGCACTCTGGGACGCTTTTACAAACACATTGGACAACATAATGTCAATGGTTAAAATGGTTAAAGAGTTAACAAGTGCAACAAATGCTCTATCAGCTGCAAAAAAAGTTGAAGCTGCAATAGATAAAGAATCAGCAGCAGAACAAATAAAGAATAGTGCTGCTTCTGCAACGGCTAGTACTGTAGCAACTACTACTAATATTGCAAATACAAATGCAAATGTTACTGCAAATGCAGTAGAGGCAGGATCAGAACAAGCAAAGGGAACATCAACAGCAATTGCGTCCGCTTCTAAATTTCCATTTCCGCTTAACTTAATTTTAATGGCATCAGCAGCAGCAGCAGCTATGGCAATTTTTTCAAAAATTCCAAAATTTCAAGATGGTGGTATTGTTGGAGGTAATCAAACATCTGGAGACCAATTGATTGCACGTGTAAATTCTGGTGAAATGATATTGAATACTAATCAACAAGGAACGTTATTTAATATGTTAAATAATAATAATAATAAAACAATAAACAATAAACCCGAAAAAATAGAATTTGTTATAGATGGAAAATATTTAAAGGCAACATTAGATAATTATAATAATATAAAAAGTAGAGCTAGATAGTAAATTATATAACTATATATATAAGAGGATAATATATATAAATCATATATTATTCTCTTATTATAAATCTGACGTTATATATACATATATATAAAGCATACATAAATTAATATAATATAATTATGACATATATAGGACAATTTCAAAATATAAGCGGAACAAATTATCAAATTGAATTTGATACTCAAAGTGCTAGTGGTACTACTGAAATAATATTTTCAGAAGCACCAATTAGAGTTGAATATAATAATGATAATAATATATATGAACCATTTAAATTATCTAATGCTTCAATTGAAATTATTACTGATGTTTTATTAACTGATTTATATAGTAGCAAGGCTCAAGATGTTAAATGTACATTAAGCAATTTAGATACAAATGAAATAGAATGGATTGGATATGTAACTCCCAATGCTTATAATCAACCATTTAAAAATGAATATGAAAGAATAACAATTGAAGCCATAGATGGATTATCAACATTAAAAAATTATATATATACACAAATTGATAGTGATAATATAAAAGTAAAATCTTTTAGAGATATAATTATACATTGTATTTCTAAATGTAATTGTTATTCAAATATTTATGTAAACCAAAATTATTCTATTGAAGATCCTAGTACATTTCAAAATTCAAGTTTAATTACAAATGTAATTGAAAAATTATATGTAGCTGAAGCTAATTTTTATACTGCAAATAATTCAACCATAATTGATAATTCAGTAAATATTAATAATGATAATGTATATATTTTGGCAAATCAATTTGTATATTATGCTGATGTATTAAAGGCTATATTAGAATATCTTAATTATACCATAGTAGCCTGGGGTGATTCGGTTTATATTCTAAATTATAACTATATAAAAAGTGGTAAATCAAATTATACTTTATATTCAACCACAGACAATTGGAATAATTATACAACAAGTCAAGTTAGTTTTTATGATATTCAATATATTGATAAAGATTCATTTAGAAAGTCAGATACTAATTTAGAACTTGATACAACATACAATCAAATTGTTATTACTTCAAAGCTAAATTCAAAAAAGAATTTATTACCTGATTTTTTTGATAATAATTTATTAATTAATTATCAAGGAGATTGGAATGCTTATAGTTTGCCTGTTACTTATTTAAATAGCGATAAAATAGGTTATGACTATTTTTTTAAATATTATAAACATGAAAATTATACTTCCTATTATTATAATAATAATTTGAATTGGACTACACAAAATATTGATAATGTTGATTATACAGCAACACAAAAATATATTGGAGCCACTATATTAGATTATTATGCTCCTTCAGTAAATTGGAATGAGTATCCAGTTGGTTCAACGCCTCCAGCTATTTCCACTTTATCATTTGAAAAATATATTCTATTACATAGTCATTTACCTGCAAATCCAACTAGTGCACAAAATGCACTTATGCCTGTTTTAACGCTTAATTTAAATGCAGTACCAGAGTCTGGCTATTTAATGTCTAAAATGGGTTTAGTTATAAATGGTAGTGCTTATTGGAGTGATGTAAATCAATTTGGAGATACTCAAATTGTTGATCCACCAATGTTTATGTATGATAAATGGACTTCTCGAAAAGATGATACTAATTTTACAAGCCAAACATTATTTCTAACTGCATCATTATCAATTGGTAATAAATTTTGGAATGGAACAGAATGGACATTTGACAATTCTACATTTAAAATATTTTTTGATAAAGGAAGTAATACTCATTTATATTATAATTTTTTTGATGTATTAGATACGGATTATGCTTCTAATTTTTTTAATACAAAAGGACAATTAATACCAATTAGTGTAACAGATGGATTGGTAGGTGATATTAAATTTACATTATATTCACCTCAAAACATTATTCCGGCTTATAGAGTAGAAGCAGTGTGGTTAAAGAATTTTTCTATTCAAATAGTTACATCTCAAACAGATAAAGTAAATACAACAGATACGCAATATGTTAATGTAATTAATGATAATTTTGTTAATATATTTAATAATATCAATTTAACTGTTGCAACCGATACAAATAAAGGTATATCTTATTCAAGTGTAATACAAGCATCTGGAGATACATTTACTTATTGTAATTCACTATTTGATAATAGTTTACATGTTTCACAAAAACAAGAATACAATATTATTGAAAATTATGTGAATCAATATTCATCTCCGCAAAAAATTATAAATTTAACACTTGAAAATAAATATAAACCTTATTCGCTATTAAAATTGAATGATTTATTTCCTGGTGATAATTATATAATTACAAAAATGGCAATTGATTATCAAATGGATAATAATTTATTGACAATAAGAAATGTGGTATAAATATAATATAAATATAATATAAATATTATATAAATAAAATAATAAAATGGACTTTATACAATACGACATACCGAATTCATCAAATAATAATGTTATTATTAATAATGGTAATAATATTAATACTAATAATAGTACAATAATAAATGATAAAAATTTTGTATATACACAAAATACACCATCATCAACATGGATTATTTTACATAATCTAAATAAATATCCTTCTGTATCTGTAGTTGATTCAGCAAATACAGTTGTAGAAGGAAGTATAACATATATGGATTTAAATACATTAACAATATCTTTTTCAGCACAATTTACTGGAACAGCATATTTGAATTAATATATAATAAATAAATAAATAAAACAATTATGGCAAAAAAAACATTTTTGGTTGATATAGATTTAAACCAAAATCAATTATTAAACTCAGTAATTCAAAATTTGGCAACCGATCCCAGCTCACCTATTGCAGGTCAATTAATTTATAATTCAAGTATAAAGAAACTTAAATATTGGAATGGTACTGCATGGACACCGATGGGTAATACATTGGCTGATTTAGGCGGTGAACCAGCAATTGCATCAGGTTCAACCGCACAATATTGGAGAGGGGACAAATCATGGCAAACACTTAATACTTCAGTTGTTCCAGAAGGATCTAATATGTATTTTACAGGTGGAAGAGCAATAGGCTCAACGTTAAGCGGTTATACAGCTGGAGGAAATACTCCTATTACCGCAAGCGATACTATCTTAAGTGCTTTTGAAAAAACACAAGGGCAAATAAATAATTTACAAAATACACCAATCACAATAGGTTCAACGGCAATAAAGATAGGCGGTACATCAACAACACTGGATGGAATAACATCTTTAACACTAAAAAATGGCGCAAATTCAGTACCGATTAGTGTTGATTCAAATGGGAATTTAGTTATAACTGGTAATGTGTATGCCACTGGATCAGTGTCGGCTTATGGATCATCAAGTGGAACTACTGGTGGTGGAGGTGGTTTAATAGGCACTGTATATAGTTATTCAAATTTAACATCAGGTAGTACTACTTATTTGGATAATGATTTAACAAGCACTTTTAATGCTTATACAACCTATCAATTAGCAC